CAATACTATTGATGGGTTTAAAGCCGTAGGGAGCGCTTACTGTAGGATAAGCCATTTAAAAACTCCTTATTACTTAGAACCAGAACCGAAAGTCACCTTTGTGTCGCGTTCAGAGAACTTCTTCATCAAAGGATGATTTTCGCGCATAAAGTTTTGATCCACCGATTCCATTTGAGCCTTGTTTTGGTTGGCATAATATGCCTCCCTCTGTTGCAAGAATTCTTCAGGTATGCGGCAGAGCAAAAGACCACCTACCTCGATACCGCCTTTAAAGCGGCCTTCTGTGGTAGCGTGCATCATCAACTCAGGATAATCCTCTGCTTTGCAGGGTTCATATCCCTCACGCAGTTTGCTTGAAATATTGGCGGCATCAGGTGAACCCATCATGCTAATACGAATATAACGATGCTTCCAACCCGGACGTTCGTCGGGCATTGGCAAGGTTTCTGGTGGTCTCCATGCATCTGGACGAGCATAGACATCACGGGTTTCCGTATTACGTGATTCACGTTTTTGGCGTGTAAGTTCTTGTTCCATTATTCACCTCTATTCATTAAAGCAACCTGTTTCGCGTACTGCTCCGGGGTTATCCCAAGTTTTCTCGCTAGAGCAACTTGAGACGCCTTTAGCCTTATACGACTTGGCGGTGTGCTACGACTGGCAGGAGCCACGACAGTAGCTGATTTTGCACGGCTGGGAGCCGGTTCTTCAGGCTCATCACCTGAACTATTTGCACCGAAATATTCGGGAAAACGCTTTCGCATTGTTTTATCGACTTCTTGGAAATATTCCTTGGAGCCAACATAATCCGCACCATACTCTCGCTGCAAACGTTTGTCAATACCCATTGCAGCCATAGTCATTTCATCATCTTTACCAAACCAATCCCCGTTGTTTTCAAGCCACTGCTCGGTACGAGGAGATTGTGTTTGCCTTTGAGTTTGTTGTGGCGGCGAATATTCTTTTTCTTTTACTTCAATAGGTTTTAGGCGTGATGTTTCCCGCATTTCTGCGGTTGCGTCGGCTATTTCCGACTGCGCTTCTGCCAAACCATCAGCGTCACCAGCCTCAAATGCTGTTTTTAGCTTGCTTTTTGCTGTCGCTAAACGGCTTTCTGCGGCGGTTTTGGCAGTACTAATGTATTGTTGACTGCCCTCGGCAAGCTGTTTTTGGAGGTTTTGATTCTCCAAAAGAACATGTTTTGCATATTCTTCTGCCGCTTGAGCCATTCTTTGGGCTTCTTCTTTAGCCCTGCGCTCATCGTGGTAGCCACGGGTAAACCGTTTAATTCGTTGTTTAACCTTTTCGTCGTAACTTTCTAGTTCATCGTCGGTCGGGTCTTCTGGAGGGGGAGCGGCTTTTCTGCCCCTGTCAGTTTCTGGAGTATCGTCCTCAATTTCTATCTCCAGTTTGTTTTCCTCGGCCTGTTCAGCCTCATCCGGGAATTTAAATTCTTCGCCTTTAAAGTCTGCCATGATTTACTCCTTATGCTGCACGCGCAATACCACGCGGGTCTTCCACAACCGCTTCAACAGAATCATCGTTAATAATCCTGAATTCACGACCATGAATCTTCAGGCGAGTGCCTGAATTGGGGCGGACGATGACAAAATCACCGTTTCTACAAGATGGGCCGCTAGGAAAGCGGGTCTTGTCTGCATATGCATCCGGGCCAAGTTTTACAACAAATAGAACCGGAGTGAGTACTTCCTCATAGTGCATGGTTTTGGCGTCTTTAACCAGCCCAACCTCACTATCTGAGTACTCTTCCATAGCTTCTGGCACTACACACAGGATATGGTAGGTCTTAGGGTCTGGAAGCTGTTTTGCTTTATCTGCGGCAGGTTTATTCAAAATGCCCGATAAATCTACGGCTTGCACATCATACTCAGTCATCATTAGTTATCTTTCGCACGAGGTCATTGGTAAAGGAATCTGCAAGGTTTAAACCCCGGATCACCCCACAGATTTTTTGGTATTCGTCAAATGTTTTGGCGCTTCCATTGGCAAGAAACCGAATCTGATCTTCTCGCAAAGAATGGAGTTCTTTTTGCACAAGTTTTAAAACTTGGATGTCGTCGCTCATTATTCTCCTTTACTTGGTTTGTTATCAGACTTTCTTTGTGCCGCCTGTTGAGCGCGTTGTACAGCCATTTGAGCGCGATGTTTAGCAACGTCAATGCCCATACGAACCCCTTCAGTTTGTGCCTGTTTATTTAATTTATCTTTAGCTGCTGCGGCTGATGCTGCAACCTGCATGGCTGCAATTTCTTTCTGCGCCGCTATGCGGGATTCTTCTATCCTTAACTGATCAGCTTTTGCAGCCGCCTCAATCTGCTGCTTCTGGGCTTTCAACTGCAAATCCTGCTGTTTGAGCTGAAGTTCCTGCATCTGCATTTGCACAATTGGATCTTGCATTTGCTGCTGGGCTTGCTGTTGCTGCGCCTGTTGCTGATCTCTCTGAAGAAGCTGTTGGGAAGCCTGTGCAGCCATAACAGCAATTTGGTCTTCCACATGCTGGGGCAGGCGTTTAACCTCTTCGTTGTCGTCTTGCATTGGCGGCAAGGGCATGCCCATAGCCTGCTCAATTTCAAGGCGGTACTGAAGCGCCACATGCTCGTTTAAATGCGCCATTGCAGCCGCAGCAATTGCTTGAGCCTGTGGGTTCATTTGCAGCATCTGCTGAATCCGGGGGTTCTGGATAGCAGACATATGAACCTGAATATGAGCTTGGTGGTTCTGCTCGATGAATGCCTTGACGGGTTTGCCATTAAGGATGTTTTGATTCTCCTGAATGGGGTCAATCGGAACCATGTCATCTGGCATTGGGACAAGTTTGTCCGTGTTTTTAATCCCAAGAACATCTAGCATCTGACGATGCAGGAGGGGCAGGTTATATAGCTGCGGGGCGTTCTGGGCCAGTTGCATTGCTGCTTGGTACTGGACAACCTTCTGCGCCATTGTGGAGGCATTAGGATCACTGACAGGAATTACATCTACGTTGTCATAGTCCGACTTGCGGGCGCTTGCACTACCTTCTTCTGGCTGGTAGGAGTACTCTTCCGGCGCGTAGTCAGCAATGATGGTTTTAAGCAGTTTAAACTCCTGCTTCATGCTGAAATGCATACGGGACTGAACAGCCCCCATCACTTTAAGCTGGCGCTCCAACAGGGCAAGCGTCGTCCCCACAGGAGCCTGTGCAGACATATCGCTAACGTTTAAATCGCCACTAGAGGCAAAAGCCCGACCTTCCTGAACTATCTGCTGGAAGAGAGCATAAAGGGTTTGACTTGGCTCCTTGTACGGGAGGGGCAGAATGTTATCCCGGATGGAACCGGATGGTACATCTACGTCTCTGAACTCTCCGGGCGCAATGGGTGTGTCATCACCTTTAATGCGAAGGCCACGCGATTTAAGTCCGCCGGGGAGGTTAGATAGAGTTCCTGCGTCCACCAGTTGACGTACAAGCATGGTCGCTGATTTTGCGTACCCGCCGATAAGGTGGATAAGACCATATCCGTAGAATCCAAATCCGGGGATGTATTGGTAGTGGACGAAGTGCTGTCTCTTGAGGTGGAGTTCGTCTCCTTCATACCAATTTCTCCTAATAGACAGAATCTTGTTAGTGCCTTTGTCAACAGTGACAATATATGGCAGGGCAATTCCTGTCAACTCACCATTCTTATCCTTGTCCTCATATCCTTTCAGATCAAGGTCAACATTCATCTCAAGGATACGATAGCGGCTGTCCTGAATGCCAGAAAGACCCTGCTCTTCAGCTTTCTGCTTCTCAATATCATCCAGTTCGCCAGAAGGCTCACCAAGTTCCACATCACTGTAAAACCCAGCCTGAATAAGCTTGGTTACCTCATTTTCTGTCTTACGCATCACATGTGTAATACGCTCGGCTCTTTCAAGGTTAGCTGCGCCATAGGGAACAATAATGTCCTCTGCCGGAACAAACATGGACACCTGTCTACCCAAGCTAGGATCAAAGTAAACCTTCTTAAAGGCTGATCCGCTAATAGGAAGATTCCAAAGCATCTTTTCATGCTCCGGGCGGTACTCCGTCATAACCTCAGTTAGCTGATAGTTCATATCAGCCTGAACCCTTTCTGCGGAGTCTTTCTTCTCCGGGGTCTCTTTACCAATAATTACAGTCTTAACAGGCCCGGAGGCTGGGAAAGTCTCAGTAATACCTTCTGCTTGAAACCTGACAACACTCTCTGTAAGCATGGGATGGAAGACACCACAAGCCCCATTCCAAGGCTCTGTCCTCTCCTCATACCGCAGACCTAATAGCTTTAAACCTTCAACATAGGTTTCAACCCATTCCTTGCGGTCTCTCTGGTCTTTATCAAAATCTGAAACAAGATCGGAACCTAGGGAAGCAAGTGTGGAGTCATCTAGGTAATCTGCAAGGTTAGCGTTGAAATCTTCTGCGGTTTCTTCCTGCGGGGTGAGATCAATCTCCAACCCATCCATTCCAATATGCACACTCTCAGGATCCTCAATCTCAATCTCAATAGGAGGGGCTTCCATACCAATAGGAGCCTGATATAACGCTTTGTCGATTGCCATGATGTTTCCTTAAACCGTGTAGAACCGCTCTCTGCGGGATTTGAAATAAACAATATCTTCGGGTTCATCCGAGTCAATCTGGACAAAACCACCCTGTCTAAACCTTAGCAACGCCTGAGAGGTGGAGTCCACCAAGTCATCATGGTCGCCATTTGGGAAAGAAGCCATCTCTTCCATCAATTCATCTGCCCATCTTGTATCTGGACACCACACAACGCCCGAAGCAAATAGATCCGATATAGCGTTTACACGCGCTATCTTATCCTGTCCTCTGCTAGGGGTGTACTCAGACATAGGAACCCCTATCTGGCGTAACTCATATATCAAAGGAGCGCCAGAAGCCCTCTTTTCAACCAATAATGTATCTGGATTCCAGTATTTGTAAAGCTCAAACGCCTTCTGTTTAAGCTCAGGGAACTCCATCCTCTCCTTAACTGCGTCTAGGAGAATAATATTGTTCTTGTAATTCCCTTTGTCATCTGGATGCTTGAAGACACCCCATGTCGTGCAAGCTGAATAGTCTGCCCTATTGTGCTTTTCAAAGGCAGTGTCCCAAGATTGGATCAAATAATCGCAGGAAGGCGCAGTATCTCCGTCCCAAATCCTCCACTGCTCCCTTTTAACTATCGCACCTTCTTCTGATGTGGGGTTTTGTTGGTACTGGGCATTCCATTTGGATGACGGAATCTCAGCTTTAATCGATTCCAACTCCTCTTTTTTCCAAAATCCGGGCCAAAGAGGGGTTCCAGAGGGCAAAATTGCAGGAAATTCGATAACTTCCCAGTCATCAGTGCCATCTTTACCGGAATTCTTCAGGATTTGACCAGTCAGATCTCTCTTTGACCAGCGTGTCATCACAATAATGATGGCTCCACCCGGCTGTAAACGCTGACGCGGCCCGGAGGTGTACCACTCATACACCCCATCATAGACTGCGGGGTTATTCTGTTTAGCTTCCTGTTCAGAATGAGGGTCGTCAATGATCAAAAGATCAGCACCCTTACCGGTAACAGCACCGCCAACACCAATAGCAAAGTAATCCCCACCTTCTGAGGTATTCCACCTACCAGCTGCCTTTGAATCTGAAGACAACTGGGTGTCAAAAACCTTTGTGTAATCCGCTGAAGATACTAGATTCCTAACCTTTCTGCCAAACCCAACAGCCAATTCTGCGGTGTGGGCAGTCTGAATGATCTTCTTTTCAGGATACAGGCCAAGAAACCAAGCGGGTAGCAAATAAGACGCAAACTCAGACTTAGTGTGCCTAGGAGGCATGTTAATAATCAACCTCTTCAGTTCACCCTTAACAACCCTCTCAAAGGCATCTGCCATGATCTGATGGTGCTTCCCAGAAATAAATCCGGGCCACATCTGGGATGCAAAGAAAATAAAGGAAATCTTGCACCTCTCAACCTTATCAAGCTCAAGAAGCTTCTGGATCTTCCTTCTTTCATCCAATCCAACCATAGGGATGAGTTCTTCATACTCATCAATCTCCTGCTTGGTCAGCAAGCTCATAAAGCAGCCATTTCCTTGGCAGTCCTATCAACTAACTTAATCGAGTTGAACTTGTAGGGTCTTATGGTCAACAACCCGTCTTCCTGCAACTTATGAACTATCCGGTGAATATTCGCCTTGGACTTCAATCCCATACCCTTGGCTATAGTCTGATAAGACGGAGCCATTCCGTGGAACTTTATGTAAGCCCTGATAAATTCCAAAACCATTTGGTGCTTTTCTATCATGCCCTAGTTTAAACACAAATACGAACGTTTGTAAAGTTTAAACAATACATTTGTCAAAATATATATACCCCCACCTTTTGAAAACGAAACAAAAGGGGGTGGGTTTCTGTAAAC